AAGATACCACTCTTGCCTGATATGATTGACCCATTATTATTCCCTTTCTATTGTCTTGTCTCTACACTGTATTCTAAAACAGCAGTATCTAATCTAAATGTTGGGTTAGTTGACTCTTCTTCTATACGTATTGCTACTGTCTTACCTGAACCTACCACATTATTGTTATATAGTTTATCAAAATCTGAACTATAACTGTCGTCATCGTAAGTAGAAGCGCTAGCATTATAGTAAGTTAACCCTGTTCCTGTGGTAGTTACGCTAATAGGATCAGGTTGTATTGCACTAATATCATTCTGATCATATTTTAAACTTACCTGTGCTGTAATAGCTCCATCAGGATCTAAGTATAAACCTAACTTATAGAATGTCTTTCTTAAAGTGGGGTCATTGATAGGCATAAATGGTGATTCATATATTGCTTTAATCGCCACAGTATCTAATGCATTTGTGATTTCCCCTTGGTATATATAACCATCTTCATTTGCAAATACCACTAATTCAGCTAAAGCATTTGCTCCTCCATAATACCTAGAGTCAGATGTGTAGGATTTAAAACCCTTACTAGTTGCCCAGTTTAAACCTGCACCACCTTGATCCACAAACTTAGTGGCTATTAAACCTTCTGAGTCTCTAATATTATAACCTATGTTATATGCTAACAATCTATACTGACCCTTTTCACGAATAGTGTATGAGTCAAATGAAGTGCCAGTTAAACTATCTATGTTTTTCTTTATGGGTTTAGACGCAACCTCTAGACCAAAATCACCAATCTTTTCAGTAGCTGCTAATGATCTTATACCATCAGGTGCATAGAATAAAACGTCACCACCAACCTCTTGTATTGTATCTTCGTGAATACAACCTATATCTTCTGTAATAGGGCTTAATCTAAATAAGTCGTTGCTACTCAAATCAGTAGAAGACCCTGTAAGTTTTTGAACACTGTTCTTAGTAAAAATTATTAAAGATTCTCTGAATACTATTAAACCAGTAATAGTATCTTTAACCTTAACTTGTAATGCATTAGTACTAAATTTCGTATCATCATTAGCTTTTCCAATAAATATACTATTTGCACCATTGGGAAGTATATTCTTTCCTGCTACTATGTGGTTTTTGAAAACTGTTACAAATTGAGACCCTATAATAGGTTGATACTCAGCATCACTTGCGTCAGCAAACGACATAGAAGTTGCAGCAGATCCTCCAGAATAGAAAGCAGGAGCATTACTTCCATCTACAAAAATAGTCTTCTCTCCACTGCCAAAATTGTAATGTGCAAATCTAATCTTACCTCCATTTGATACAGCGTTCCTAGTAGTTGTACCACTATCTCCATTCCAGTGGGCAGTTGTAGCACTGTGTCCCTGTACTATTGATGAACTATTAACAACATAGTAGCTTCCGTTACGTACAACCACAGCAGTGTAATTATCTTTAACTAGTGCTACACACTGTATTTTATTCTGATCTGCTGTAGGACTCCCAACAGTAGTACCGTCTGCTGCTTTGACTGGAATAGTAGAGGTATTAAATTTCTGGAATCCTTTTACTTTAGTATATCCACCAGACAAAGAAGGCTCAAAATTTTCTAAAATAGTAGCACTTCCCACAGCATTAGTACCTTGCTGTAAGGGGCTTAGGTTTGAAACTAGCCCACCCTTAAATTCTAAAGGGAATGTTTGCCAATCTGTTGCCATTATGCTAACCTCGGATTACTACTTACTCCATGACTTGAGACTATCATTGAAGACCTAAGATAATCATACCTATTAATATATAGACTCCTCATATATTTTATACCTTGTTCAAATTTTTGTTGGGATAGTTGAGATCCCTGTATATCACCTCTGAATTGATAAGCATAAAACATTGCACCATCAACTATGACATGCTGAAATTCTTTAGGTATACTTGGTACATCAGAGTGTAGGGACAGAGAGACAGGATTTTGGTAGTATTCATAGACTAGCTCGTAAGTTTTATCAGGGTTAGGTAGTACTACAAATTCTTGACTTGGTGTTCTGACTATAAATCTGGGAGTAGATCTAATAGCAGTACTTGTATTATACTCTGAATCAACATGGTTGTCAAGATATTCTTGATAATCCATTATAGTTAATTTCGTAGTTGACACATTGAGAGTAGTATTTTTCTTAATCCTAAAGCTATTCATATTTAAAAGTTTAACATCTTCTGGATAAGGATACCTAGCTACACCGGCTGTAAGGGTTTCTTCTTCCTCTCTGTGATTCCAAGGCCAATTATATTCTTCATGATTAATATGCCTAATAGAAGAATTTATAGCATCCTTTGCTGTTTGATAAAAACCTTTTGCCGTTGTAAAAGTATTTGAAGTGAGCTCTACTTCATTCAATCTTCTATTAATTTCATTAACTAATTCTAAAAAATTATAAGCCATCTTAGTTTTCCTTAATTCTTAGTGTTACAGTACGTTCAGATACTAGGCCACTACTGGAAGTTATTTGACACGTAATCTTATAGGAAATATTAACTGTTCCTAAAGCTAACCTAATGGTAGCCACAGTATCTGTTTGTGATTGATCTGCTCCTACAGACTTTAATCCATTTACCGTAACATCAGAATTGTAAGTAGCAGCAGTCTTGACACCACTAGCATCATCTATAAACCATGCTACTCTAGGAGAAGTAGAAAGTGTATCTGTTCCCAAATATCTAGACCAATCAATGCTATAATCTAAAATTTCATCGGGATCTTTATTAGGCCATTTGTAAGACATTTTGTTTCCTTATGCTGCTTTCGCAATCCTTGATTGTACATTGTGTTGCTTTTCGCTAATATAGACAGTCCTGTTTTGTTCAGGCACACTTATGGCAGACGAGACTAAGTGTAATTTATCGCTGACATAAACAGTTCTGTTTTGTTCTTCGATCCAGACAGAATTGCGTATATAGTTATCTTTATAGTCAACGTAGACAGTCCTCTCTCTGCTATAATCTTCGTAGTTATATATGTAAATTGAGTTAACTACATCTGAATTTAAGGTAGATTGGATTGCCATAGATACGAGATCAACTATAGCACTACCAGACACAGAGAAAGAATTATCTAAAGTAGTAGTACCTTGAACAGTAGGTACAGTAAAGTTGGCATCCCCTAAGAAAGTTAGTGTACCAATCGATCCAACTAACTCTACACTGTCTAATAGAACAACAGCATTACCTACCACACTAGTAAAAGGAATTATCGTAGTTACAATTTCAAAACCACTAGTAATACTAACATTTGCATCACTAGAAATAATTAGATCATTAACAGTGAATGTTCCAAGAACACTTGGAAGTGTGAAACTAGCTGTACCTACAACACTAACACCAGAGCCATTAATAGCAGTAACAATCTCGTAGGAACTATATGAGACTAGGCCAGAGCTAGATACAGAGACACCTGTAGGACTAGTAGCTACTGTAGTTGTAGCTGCAACACTTGGTAGAGTAAACGTAGCACTACCTGTGATACTTGAAAAGCTGACAACAGTTGTTGTGGCTTCAAGACTAGGAGCCGACACAAAGACAGAAATACCACCTGACCCACCAAAAGTGTCTTGTGCAAAGGTTGTTATTCCAAAACTCATTTAACTACACTGCTCCACTTTCTCCATCAAGGTCTTTCTATACCTTATACTCCAAGTTAGGCCACTCAATACTAAATGGGTCGGTTTGTTCTTGTGGTATTTGCCTCAATTTTTCAATGTATTCGTCTACTTTAGTAATATCAATCGTAGGCGTAACTCCTCTTCTAACCTCACTGTTATACTTTTCTATTATAGAACTACACCTATCTATAAAGTCATTTCTTTGTTGCCTTATAGCTGCCCACTTTTCACTTAATGTTTTAGCTCTTTCTTCAGGAAGGATATCTTCAATTCGCCACTCTGTTTCATACCAATTTGCTCTTTTATCCCATTCAGAAAAATTAGGTGGTGCATCCACTACTTCTATACCAAATTCTTTTAACTCTTCATCAGTGTAACTCTCAAGATTAGTTCTCGTAGTTTTATCTTCCAGCCTAATTCGACTGGGTAATTGTAGTGTTGGATAACCTTTATTGATTGAATAGTGTTTCATTTATTAATCCCTGTATTCTTAACTAAATAGATTTATTGCTTGAACAGTTCTAGTTGTTGAAGAAGCAACACCTGATGCAAAACTAGACCAATTCCCTTTGACATAATAAACATCAACACCACCTTTTATTTCATTAGTCCATAGATATAAATTGTCACCACTAAGCCCTCTGTTCATCGATGCATTTTGACTTTCTAACCTGTTAATAAAATAAGTAGCAAATACTTCACTGGTGCTACCATTTTGATAATTGTAGTTGCCATACAAAGTAAAACTAACACCATTCGAAGAAGTATAAGTTCCAGACTGATTGTTGTTTATTGTATTACTATCTGAACCCATATTACCACCCATGCAAAAGCGAAAAGGCCAAGTGTAATCAGCAAAGGTTATAAGCATAGCGTATGTACCTTGAGAGAAGTAACCATACTGCATCTTAACGTGTTTTCGCAGGGAGCTATTTGTCTGCCCTGCACTATTAAAATCAGCAACGAAATATACAGTATTAATTACGCCATCAGAGTCTTCAGATGTCCAATTTGTCCAAGAGGAAGCAGGTACTGAGACATTTGTATCATCCCCAAAATTACTGTTATAGCTATACTCTCCTTTTGTACTGGCACTAATTTCTGCTACCCCATGTGTGGGATTCCAAAAATGCCAATATCCCCATCCGTCAAAAATATCATTACCCCAATCACTCCAATAGTATCCTGTAACATTAGTCTGACTGCCACTAGGGTGCCCCCAAGTAGGAAAATTGTGTGACTGAGAATTTTTATTTTTTGTATTAGATATTGCAGAACCTGTTGACAGTGAAGTCGCATGAAATTGGTTAATGCCACCAGTGTCATCCACTTGTACAGTAACAGATGGCCCGATATAACTAGCCCAATTAGTACTATAGATAGCAATATTATATTGATCGCCCCTAAACCAACTGTCATTATCAGCGTTAGATCCCCAATAAATATAAAAATTTCCACTTGCGTTAACTCCCACTGTTCCTCTTGCAGAAGTTCCTATATCGTATGGAGTCTCACCATCAGATGTGGTAATAATATAATAGATTAAAGCTCCTTCAGCATAACCTGTTGTTGACCCTGTCATCGTAATTTGGGTATGCTCTGCTTCTGTAACTGAGGTATTAGTACTGGCCGTTAGGGAATCTACACTTTTTGGTTTAGGCCAGAGGCTCTGTTGTTGCCAATATCTGTTATCGTGTATATCAGCTATACCATGAGAAGCATCTAGACCAGCTTCTTTAGGATCACCACCAATAAAACCAAAATTCCTACGCATTAATACCAACTTCCTGTGGTTTTAACAATATCATTCGCCACATTTGATGCAACATTACTGCTTTTTGCATAATAAAAAGTAGCACCATGAGTAAACGGCCCATACCAGAGAGCTAGATTATCACTACCACTTATACCTGAGAAGAAAATAGAACTGTTCCAACTACCACTTTGATTTGTTTCTAAAACTTTCGGTATGGCATATGTTGAAAATACTTCATAGGAAGAACCCGATTGATAATTATAATTCCAAAATAAATCTCCCCATGATGCATTATAAGTATAATTATAATTATTAGTAGAACCATCAGATCCCATATTGCCCCAATGACTAATCCAAAAAGTAAAAGATGGATCAGTACAAGCAACATCTAATTTAAAAACTCCTTGAGCTACCCATCCATGTTTTATTGAAAAAGTCTTGCTATGCATAGTTTGAGTTTCAGAATATACTGTACCATCTGAACTATTAAGAGTAGCAAAACCAATGTATTCTGCCGTTGAAGTAGCTGGATTAAATATATTCCAATCCCCCCACCCATCGAAAACGTCATTTGACCAATCATTCCAATAAAACCTTGAACCACTTGGAGTTATTGCCCCACCTGTGTATGGGTTATAATTATAGGGTATTGATCTTGAACTCGTACTAGACATATCTTTTGTCGCTGAAATTCCTGCTCCACTATAAGAATTATTAGAAACTAAAAATGTGGTATTAGCAAAACCATGTAGTACTTTTTTAACACCCCCATCCGTTGTAGGATTCATAGCAGTCGTAGTACCTGTGTATGATTTATAAAAAGCGTGATTAAAAGACATTAGTCCGCAAACAGGATATAAGAGCAAGCGAAAGTTAAATCACTATTGGCAGATGCAAAGGCTCGTATATAATCGCCCTCGTCTAACCAGATGGGAGTGTCATTAGATATTAAAACTAAATTTGTATCGGCAGGGACTGAAATGGTATTTGCTAATCGCCATGTATTAGCATTTGCCGAATTGTAAAAATCTACGGAAACATCAGCGGCATTTGATCCATCAATATTAGTAATAATAAGTGTATGAATTTTAGCTGAATAATCAGTAGGAATTACTCCATAACTCATCATGTCGTTGTTGGCATTCCCTGTTAAAGTTGTCCAACTAGTAGATAAAGGACCGCCTTTTGTAACTCCATAACTGTATTGGGTATTTGTTAAATTTGGTAACGCCATTTATATCTCCTATCCGAATGCCATTCCTAGCACAATTGATTTTCCTGCTGAAATTCCACCACTACTTGGTGTCTGCCATGTGGGTTCAGAACTCGATCCGTCTGAAGTTAGCACTTGCCCTGATTGTCCTGTACTACCAGAAAATTCGATTGCCCCATTTCCACGAATTGCAAAGCGTGATTGTGTACTGTAACCATTACTATAAAGGCTACCAAAATGCATAGCAACGTAATTGCCATTGTATCTTGTATCAATTTGCCCAGTAATATTACTAGCATCTCTCCAAGTTATATGACCCTTTTGGGCACTGTCGCTAGTGTAATTAGTAAAAATACTAATGGTTTCCCCTGCCGAAGCACCACCAGTGCCAATAGTAATTGGAGCAATGGGTGAAGTATTGCCAGATAAGGAAAGATAGCCAGTAATATCAACACCAGTAGATTTAGTAGTTAGTTTTGTATTGCCGTAATGATTTAATAATACCTCACCAGTTGAGCCATCAGCCTTAATATAGTTTGCATTGCCACCACTGCCATCATCAGTTTGTATGGTAACATCAGCATCATTGTTTCCGTTAGTTATCCAAATGTCTCCAGTGCCAGTTTCAATGTTAAGATCACCATGATTATTAACAATAAAGCCATTTGTAGCATTACAATATATCACAAAATTACTGCCAAAATTTGCTCTAGCATTGTCTCCAAAATTCAGTTGACTATTAGCCTTATCCCAAAAAATATGGTAGTTATTACCAAACATTCCCCAATCACCAGTAAAAGTTCCACCAGTTTTAGGCATATAGGTTGATGATGCTGAAGATGTAGTGAGATACCCACCAGACGCATGATCCCCCCATCCGTAAGCCGTATTCCAGTTTGAGCTACTATCTGAAACTATAGAATACGTTCCTGATCCATTAGTAGCCATAAGACCAGCTGAACCAAAATCAGCGTCAACTAATGCAGTGCCTAAAGATGTTAAGTATCCAGCACTACCATGATCACCCCAACCATAAGCAGTGTTCCAGTTTCCTGAATTGCCACCAGTTACAGTTATAGAACCACCAAGAGTAGTATTACCAGATGTATCTATAATTAATCTATTTGCAGAAGCATCTACATCTCTTATAGTAAAACCACTATTAGCAACTCCCGGTGTACCTCCTGTTATCTGAAAGTTGTCAGCATTTGCATTACTGTGACTTAGATTTATTGCAGGAAGTCCTGAAGACCCTTTGTCGACTGTAATATTACCACTAATTGCTACATTATTACTTGCATCTTCAAATACAGCCTTACTTGCAGGTTGTGTTATAAACACATCTTTTGCACCATTAGCAAAATTTACAGCAGATGTATCATTGTTAGAGTTATCATAAACAGTTGTACGTGTGATCCTTCTATTAGTTTCATCCCATGTACCTAAACCAGTCTCCCAAGTTCCAGCATTGTTATCAACGATAGAATAATAAAAAGTATCACCA